AGCGATTCCGCCCATTCGAGCGGCGACAGCGGGGTTTTACCGTCCTTCCCGTAAACGACCTCGCCGTCACGGTCAGTAGCGATCGCCTCGCCGTCTTCACTGAGTTTGAAAGTGCCCCTGGCGCGCAGGATGATGTCCTCGGCAGCCTCAGGGAGCGCGCCGGCCTTGATGGCGGCAGCGCGGATGGAATCAGCCAGCACCTTGTCGCTGTACTTGGCAGCGAAGGCTTCGGCCTTGTCGGCGCGTCCCTTCTCAGCAGCCAGTTTGGCGTCGTAGTCGGTGCGAAGGCGCTCGGTGCGTTTGGTGATGACCTCGTCGAGTTTGCCCTCAGCCAGCAGGCGGGTTTCTTCGTCCTGGCCGACCTTGGTGAGCAGGGCCTTCACCGCATTGATGTCCAGGCCTTCGAACTGGGTCTTGAAGCCGTCCAGTTCAGTTTTGGTGGTCCGGAGGGAGGCGAGCAATTCGCTGTTTTTGGTCTTGAGGCCAGCGACTTGTTGATCAATCAGTGCCTGAATCTCAGGGGTGATTGCCGGACCGCCGCCGCCCTCGCCGCCTTCGCCAGCAGCATCCAGAAAGAGTTGTTTCAGCTTGAACATGGGTATCCCCTCGGGACTTTTGAGCTGCCGACCTGGTCAGCAGGCATAAAAAAACCCCGGCATGGCCGAGGTTTGTTGAATTCGCGAATTTTTCCTATGAGCTAAAGCTCAATAGTCACAACCATTTGCTTAATGTGAGGAGTAGTTTTACTGCAATGCCAAGCGGCACTTTTAAGGTTTTCGGCCCCGCTTTCGATCTTATCTGCAAGTTCGCGCAAAATTTTTGGAGCATGGACCGTAAAATCTATCTCTAAATCACCGGATTTCGGGCCTAGGGCGCTTATTGCCCTTGCTATGTCTTCTCTGGATGGCATGAGCTACGAGCCTTTATAGATCGATTGGACTTTAATAGCTGAGGGCAACAACACACTAAATCAAGCAGCAGGAATCAATTTGTTACAAGGGATAACCCGCGCATTACCAAGTAATCAGCAAACTGCGTGCTGCTCGGCGCGTATGGCGGCGGCCGCATGCGAAAGCCTGGCGTATCGCGGTTGAGCCGGGTGCGCCGGCCGTTCGGCTCAGTGCAATGGGTAGGCTCTTCGATCTGGAAACCCTGCTCGGCGGCATATAACTCGACCGCCAGCCGCACCTGGCCCCACTCAAGCTCAAAGGGCACGAACGTCTCGGACAGCGTCTGGTATTCGATCTTGCAGTCACGCCGAGGCCAGGCCATTGCCTGTTCGGGCTTAGCCTTTCGCCCTTTCCACTGGCGACCGTTGATGTCGGCCGCAGCGCGCAGCAGCAGTTCGACCTGGTCAGCCTCAGCTTCAGGTATCCGAAACCCGTAGTAGTCGCGGTAGAAGGTCAGCTTCTCCAGCGCCACGAAGCTATTCGCGTCTGGCCTGCCCTTCCCATCCTCAACGATGATCTGCATGCGCTATCTCAACCTGGTTGAGCACCGAGTGTAACGCCTGCTCGGGTGAACATGTCAGGCTCTGCTTCCCTCAACTGCGCCAGCGTCAGCGGCTTGAACGATTTGTCGAGCTGCAACTTGGCGAACTTCTCAGGCGTCAGGCCACCATCACGGAACAACTTACCCCGGACCGGCCCAAGGGCGTGATCCTGGAAGCTTGCCGGTTGCGTTGCCAGCCACTCGTAATAATTGAGGCCTGCGTCGACCTGGGCCCCGCCGTTATCGCCCACCGAGGCACGCGTGGCGTCCTTGGCGAACATCTCCGAAAGCCTGGTGGTGGGCACCGTAGTTGACCGGCAGTTGATGTGCGCCGGCGGCAACGGGCCTTTACCCAGGTCGAAACGCATCCCATCCAGGCCCTTGCACTGCTGCGAGGTCTTGCGGTCGAGCGTCGAAACCCAGCGATAGCCCAGCACCACGTCGCTGTTGGCGTTCAGCGTCTCCATCCGCGCCGTGGTCGCCACATGCTGGATTGCCGTCTGCACCACGGCAGCAGCATTGCGGTTACTCACCGCCAGGACGCCGTCCGTGAAGTTCTGCGCCGCGGTCCCGCGAATCGCCTGGATGATCTGGGCATTGGTCTGGCCCTGGCCGAAGCCTAGCCGGATTGCGTTCGTGACGCGCATCGTCTCGGTCCGCGTCCAGCCGCTGACAAAGCTCTTCAGCAGCTTGCCGCCTTCGATGCCCTTTACCTGAAGCGGATAGGAGAATACCGCCGCACGGATCACCGTATTGGTGGGCACCACCGCGTCGATGGATAGTGCATTGCTCAGGCTTTTAGCCTCGAAGGTTGACTCGTACAGCGCGATATCAACCAGATCGGCCTGCACTAGGTCGCCGTAGGCCTTGTAGATATCCAGCAGCTTGCCGTCCACCCGGGCCAGGAACTGCTCAAGGCGGTCCCGGCTGTAGGTGGTCAGTTCCTTGCGGGTGAGCTGCTCCCGCACCAGCTTGTCGATCTGCCGCAGGTACTTCTCGAACTTCTTGACCTCGCCGGCCTTAAGCCGCTCCAGCATTACCGAGTGGCGGGTCGTCTGCTCCAACAGTTGGCTGTCCGCCTGCGCCAGGCTTGTCGTTGGCATCGTCGTTGTCCAGGTTGATGCCGGCCGACTCGCGCTCATCGCTGATCAGCTCGGCCTCTTCGTCGTATGGGCGGTCCGGCAGCTTGCCGGTGGTGAGGTACTGCCAGTAGGTGTCGGCACTGATCGCCCCGGCCATCACGCCCTTGAGCAGCTCGGCGAGCACCTGGGCGTCGACCACCGGGGTCACGAACTCAGGGTTCACCTTGAACTTGACCTGTTTAGGGTCGTAGCCCTTCCACTCGGCTGCGTACCGCAAGCCTTGCTCCACCGCCTCGGCCACCGTGATAACGATGCTGTGCAGCGTGGCGTGCTGATCGTTCTGGCGCGTCTTCCGCGCCTCCCCCGACTCAGTGCCGCCCACGTCCATAACCTTGGCACCGGCCTCAAGCGCGGCGTTCTTTTGGTCATCCATGGCCTTGCGGTTGGCCTCAATGCCAGTGCCCTTAAACTCCAGGTAGTCAGCCTTGCCTGTAGGGCCGAGATCCCAGGCTGCTGATGGACCGGTCACGCTTAACTCTACCGACTCATCCAGGCCAGAAACCCACGGTTGCGGGTGGCTGGTCTGATGCAGAGAGCTGAAGTAGTCAGCGCTGACCTGGTAGGACTTCAACGCGGCACGCGCCATGGTCAGCAGTGGCACCTCGTCGACGTCCGGTGAATTGTCGGTCGAGCCGCAGTAGATCACGGGCAGGTATGGCAGGCCTTTGACCAAGCGGTTGTCGGTACCGGTGGTGCCCAGCGGCTTCTCGTCCTCGACCAGCTCACCGCCTTCATTTCGCACCGCCGTGTGGCAAACATCGTCCAGCATGAAGAACTCACGGAACACCGTGTCGCAGTCATGGCTGTAGCGATCGCCACCCTTCTTGCGAAACTCACGGAATACCGAGAGGACCAGGTCCTGCCGGCCGCCTTGATCGGCGGTATCCCAATTGATGGCGTTGCGGGTGGCGTACGTCGAGAAGTACGGCTCGCCGCGGTCATCGATGTTCACCACCAGCGGCACCCGACCATGGGAAATGGCCTGGCGTACCATGCGGAAGAACAACTGCTTCAGGCCGAAGCCGTCAGCAGTAGCATTGTCCTCCAACCCCTTAAGCCCAGCAGGAAGCTCGATCTCCGGAATCAATCGGGAAACCAGGCCCATCATCGACCGCAGCGAGTCGCGCACCCAGTGCTCGTACTGAGCCCGGTTCGTGTAGTTCTCGTAGAGGTACTTGTTGCCGGCGCCGTCGATCTTTTCGGCTTCGACCATGCCGCTTGGCTTTGGCAGGTTGCGCTCGTTGCGCTTTACGGCGCACTCACCCTCGAGCGCGTCGTCCATCATCTCCCACTCAGCGATGTGCGCGTCGTAGTCGGGGTTTGTCGATTGCACTGGCATCAGGCCAAGCCTCCAATTCGGCGTGTTCCGCCTGTGCGTGTTTTGATCGGGTACCGCTTGGCAATGAAGTAGCCGGGGGCATCCACCAGGTGGTCATAACCCGCCTTCTTGTCGGGCTCGCCCTTGTCGGTATAGATCTGGCGTTCCAGGCACTGCGTGTATTTCGGGCATTGATCGACGTTGACCAGGTACCGGTGCTCGCCATACGTGTTGGCGAACATTGCGCACATAGCGTTGACACGGTCTTTCACCGCTGGGTTAGTCGAGTCCACCACCACGGTGAAGCCGGCCTTCCTGAGCAGTGACAGGTCAGACTCGCTCGCGCTCTTGCTGCTCGTGTTCTGGCCGCTGGCGTCTGGGTAGATCGCAATGCTGTGATCAGGGAAGCGAAGCTTGATCTTCTCGATCATCTCCGGTGTGTCGCGCACCTCAGAGAACTCGCTGAGGGCCAATGGCAGCTCGTCACGGATGACATGCACCACGGCGGCCATCTTCATGGCGTTGAAGTCCATGCCGATGTGCAGCGCTTCGCCGCGCTTGATCGTCTCGCTGGTTCGGTTCGCCTCACGATTGAACGTGTAGTAGACGACGCCCTGATAGTTTTCGAAGCTGGCTTCGTACTCTTGCCGAAACGTCCGAGGGTCCATCTTGCGGCGGGCAGCCTCCAGCTCTTCGGTCGGAACGTTCCCGCCGTCGAGCGAGGTGTACAGCCAGCTCTTGTGATCGGGCTCATGGCCTGGACGACCATCAAGGAACGTGTCGTAGCAATGGTTGAAGCCCTTTGGCGTGCCAATGCGCAGCGCGTGGCCACCTTTTCGCATGCCGATGCCCGGTATCGAGTATTGGCAGGTCGAGAGCATCGGGCGCAGGACCTCTTCCCATGCCTCCCATGGACAGTCCGCCCATTCATCCACCAGGACGAAAAACAGACCTGAGCCCCGCAGGTTGTCGTAGTTATCGAGCCCCACCACGCGCATGACGTGGCCGGACTTGAGCGTGATCGAGCATTCAGTCTCGTTCGGGCGATGTGCACGCCATGCCTCTGGTATGGCTTGCTTCAGGCGCCGCCAAAACACGCGCTTAGCCTGCTTAAAGGTCGGCGCGCCGTACCAAATTTCATCCTCGACGCTTACGCCCCACTCCGCAGCCAAGCGGGCAGCACGACGCATCTCCGCCTTACCAAGGAACGTCTTGCCGAAACGGCGACCACAAACCGCATCGCGGAAGCGCGCCTCAGGCTGAAAACCCCAGCAGTAAATGTTCGCCTGCTTCGGCGTCAGCTTCACCGGCGGGTCAAAGGTACGGGGTAGCGGGGACATTCTCATCGGGCTCCAGGGTGTACTCAGCAACGGCGTGCTGCTGGTCAGCGTGGGAGCCCAAAGGCTTTTCAGGTTCAAGGCGGCGATTCACGTAGGCATCGCCCACTTCTTTGGCGGCCTGCTCATACAACTGAGCAGTCAGCGCCAAGTTACGCATGCTCTCAGCCTTCTCGGCCAGCCGCCCAAGACCGCGAAGTCGGTACGCGCGATTAGCAATGGGGATATCGGTTGTCTCTTCACGGAATCGCTTGCGAGCAGCGTGGAACAGGTCCACCCAGGTCTTGCCGAGCTTCTGCCCGGCAAACTTTGTCGGGTCGTGCGTTTCGCATTGCTGGCGGGTGATCTCGATCCCGAATTCTGTCTTGACCGCTGCTACCACCTGGGATGGCGTATCGAAGCAGGCCAGAGCCTGAACGATGAAGGCTTTGACCTCGCTTCGTAGTACTGCCATATGGTTGTCATCCGTCAATACCTGTCATGGAATCAGGCCGACTTGAGCAGACAGGTTCCGCAGGCCCTCGCAATGTTTAATTTCCCTACCTCGGCAGGACTGTTTGCAGCATCCACCAACGCTAGAACGTCAGGGCTCGCACCATAGCGGCGAACGACACCGACGAACTCTTCTACGTCGTGGCCACGCATCTCCAGCTTGGGCGCCCCGTCCTTGTTGAAGGCTGGCTGGCCGTACTTATCGTTGGCGTGTGCGATGTGATAAAGCTCATGCTCCACCAAGGCGCAGAAGTCGGTGTCGCTGCACTGGGCACAGTAGTCAGCAGCCAGCGTGATGATGAAGACCGGCACCTCGCCGAACCAATCACGCATCTGTTGCTCCATCCGGGCTTTCTGCCAACCGCCGGCGCGGAACGCTACCTGTTCGGCCTGACCCAGTACTGTGCGGCCCTGCTTCACGAAGCTCGACGACGCCCACATGATCCGCATGTCTGCATCCAGTAGGTGGGCATGGTCTTCGTTGTGGATGCTGCCGGTGTCGGCAAGGATCTCGGCTTGGAGCCACTCCCAAACTTCTGGAGCAGGACTCAGCCGCATCGTGAAATCGGCCTGCGTAAGTAGTGAGGGTGGAGGATACGGCCTGTTCATCATTCACCCTTTAAGCTTGAAATAGTGGCCCATAGCCGGTATTTGTGTGCGCCTCGAAAAGTAAGGACGCCCAACTCATGCGAGTTCAACAAACTTCCCTCGTCGCCACTGCTCTCGCCGTAATCACCCTTTCTGGCTGTGTGACCGCTCCAACATGGACCAACAGAGGACCGTCGACGATTGTCACCGCCAAAGGGTTGATCTCTTGCTACGAAGACGCAAACATCATCGATGGAGAGCGGATGCAAGGCACGATTTGCGCCACTCCTGAATCTGGCTTCTTCGGCGGCGGCGAACCAGAGATCTACTTTGGGCCATGGAATCGGAAATTCATGAAGGAACCAGCAAGCACAACAACGGCAGGTGTGACACGAGATTATCAAGGCAAGAAGGTGTTTCTGCAGTGTGACCCGGTATTTGCACCCGGTACAAAGACTGAAACCGGTCGGGCGTGCAAGGTCACCGTCAACGGCCAGCTCCTCGTCACAGCCAATGTTGAATTCAAAAAATAGACCGCTCCGTGCCGCACTCGCCTGCGGCACACCCTACATAAAAAGGCTAGAGATCGGAAATGAGTGATCAGCATCTTCCCCACCACCTCTGGGTGGGAGCAATGCACTATGTCGCCGCAAAGCTAGTTCTTTCAGCTCCGGAGTTCAGCCAAGCAGATAGAGACAAGGCGTCAATCGTTGTCGAATACACTGGCGGTAAGCTGTCTTCGGCTGGCTTTGCGGCTGATAAGGGGGCCTGGCTTCCGCCGGAAAATCTGGCCGTAGAGAACGTGGGCGGACCGGCCTACGGAATCCCCATGGCTGATAGCGACCATGTAGTCCCTGTTCCTAGTGACTCGTATCGCAAAGCGATCCAGGTTGCGTATAGCTGCCTTCTTATCTCCGATCCATCGAAAACTATCGCGTAGCCCGGACAGCCATTGCAGACTCGCTATACACATCCGGCAGACGCGGGTTATGGCGACTGCCGATCTACAGCTTCGTTGACCTTCTCTGCCGCCTTGCTCGCGGTGTCAGCGGCCTGTACGGCGGAGTTCGACGCCTCTTGCACCTTCACGGCTGCGTCCTGGGTCTTCTCGGCCAGGTTGGTCAGGCGAAGGTCTCGTTTGCCCAAGGCGGCGTCATAAGCGGCGCGCACCTCTGCAAGCTGCTTGGTCTGCTCGCTACTGGCGGACCACACACCCGCCTGATAGCCGAGGGTCAGCCCACCGAACACCAGCAGGATCGCAATGACCCATACTTCTGCGCGCCTCCACCAATGGCGGGCGATGAAGTTGATTGCGCATCTGTCCATCAGTTGATCCCTCCAAGCTTGGTTCGCAGACGGGCGATCTCTTCGCTCTGCGAGGTAACCGTGGCAGTGAGCTGCGCCACCTGGCTGGTGAGGGCCTCAATCTTGCCCTCCATCCGCCCTACTGCTGCGGCAAGCTCGTTTCGCTCCTTGGCGAACTGGTCAGCGCGGGCCTCGGCGGCGTTCGCCCTGGCACGCTCAGTGTCGAGCAATTCATTCAGCCGGCGGACGGTACCAATGTCGGCGTTATCCATCGCCCGGTCGGTCGCGTCCTTCGACAGGAATTTACGCAGCCACAGAAAGCCGCCAAGCAATACGGTTCCAGTACCGCCCAGCCAGGTAGCTGTGCCTGGGCCGAGGTCGGTAGGATCCATCGCAACTCCATCAGGAAAGATGGCCGAGGTCGGCCTTGTGTAATAAGTCGGCTCACCCATTACTCCCAGCTAGGAGGGATGGGTGTGGTGGAGCCGAAAACGAAAAGGCCCCGATCATGTCGAGGCCCTGAATAGGTGCGCGGTCTTTCCCGCAGTCAGCCAAAGACCATCCCAGCGTCGACGCCCCAATGCATCGATCTCACCGATCTTGTCTCGCGCCCCCCTGGAAGCACAGTGAGGTCAGGGTGCGCGGGCTGACGGTGTTTTTCCGTAGCGCTGCACTACCGGCTTATCAGCGTCCAGGCCTTCCGTGAGGCTGCCCTGGCTGCAGTGAAACTAGGCAATAAAAAAACCCGGCGCGATGGCCGGGTTCCTGGTCAGATCAAATCGAATGACTGTAGAAAAGTGCGTAAGACTCAATGCCATCGTTCGGTTCTTTGATGCCCGCGTTTGAATAGTGAGTAGCCCGAACACCTACCTTCTGCGTATCGCCGAACTTCAAGCCAGCGCCAATTCGGTCTTCGAAGTTGAAGGACGATCCGAATTTCTGGTCGCCAGCGTTAGTGCCCGAAAACATCGCGACACCCACACCAGCTTCGATAAACGGCTTTATGTCACCTTGACCAAACTCGTAAACGAAGACCGGGGCAAAGGAAAGAGAGTGGCGAGCACCAGCCTCTTTCCCCGACTCCCAATAGGTATACCCAAAGTCCCAATATCCGGTCAGCTTACCTGTAGAGCTTTCCAGCCACGCCTTGTCCCAATTGAATCCCAGCGCAGCACGAGCAGTCAATCCGCCTTGGCTAGTGGCGCCGAGAGCGCCTGAAAGTTCTACAGCTTGAGCGCCGTTACAAACAGCGCAAAAAAGCAAAGCCGATAGGATTATTTTCTTCATTTTGTGACCAATAAGTTCTAAGAAGGGATCTGTTTATTAACAACAGCACTATGAGTCAATGTGCCATCAATTCGTTCTCAGAAATCTTTAGTTGGCGTTTATGTCGCTTTTTTTGGCAATAATGTCCCAATGGAACCATGGTCGGTTCGGCAGATAACCGCCACGCTTCGCTAGGTTTAGTCGAGGCTGCAATCCTCATTTGGCACGAGGAACTACACCAGCAGCACTACCAGCTGATAGCGATAGTGTGGTTAAGCCGAAAACGAAAAGGCACTGATCAATGTCGAGGCCTTGAATAGGTGCGCGCGTCTTTCCTCGCTGTCTGCCGAAGACGATCCTGGTGTCGGCGCCCCGAGGGCATCAACCGTTCCGGTCCTGTCACGCCCATCTTGAAAGGACAAAAGGATTGGCTGCCGGAGTTTTAACGGACCACAGCATCATCACCTAATCAGCGTCCGCGCCTCCGGTGAGGTAGCCCTGGAATCGGTGAGGTCCTAACACTCGCCCACAAAAAACCCGACATCAATGCCGGGCTGTGAGGAAAAACCTCGTCCGGAAGCTCAATATCCGCACGGTAGATGATCTTCAAATCAAAAGAATCAAATGCCACCAGGAGAATCTAGGATCTGCCTAACTTTACGAGCAAGGTCATGAGGCAGATATGGCTTTGAGATGACTTCAAATTCTGACCCGCCTGCATCTGTACGCTCGATAGAGTTTTCTGCGTAACCTGTAGTCAGCAACACCTTAGTCTTCGGCATGCGCCTTCTGACCTCTCTCGCCAGCATCACCCCGTTCATGCCACCAGGCATGATGAGATCTGTGAAAAGAAGATCGTACTTTTCACCGGCTTCGTACCGCTTTAAAGCCTCACGGGCGTTCAGCGATATTTCAGTGGTATACCCGTAATCCTCGAGCACCATCTTGACGAGCTCAGCAACGTCCGGTCGATCCTCTACGATCAAGACCTTTTCCGTACCGTCTTCATAGTCAGATCTCTGCCTAGTTTCTTCCGGTGTAACGGAGGCAGTATCCACAGGGAAGTACAGACGAAGCGTTGTCCCAATCCCCTCTTCTGAGTAAATCCGAGCTGCCCCGCCGGACTGCTTGGCAAACCCGTAGACCATAGACAAGCCCAAACCAGACCCTTTGCCTTCGTCTTTGGTGGTAAAAAATGGATCCATTACTCTATCGCGGATAGTTGAAGGCATGCCGATGCCGTTATCCGTCACGGATATGCTTACGTAAGAACCAGGAAAAAGCCCTTCGTAAGATGTGGCTAAGTCGCGAATACTGATATTTCTTGTTTCAACAAATACTCTCGGATCACTTCTACCTATCAATGCATCCCGCGCATTGATGAAGATATTCAAAAGCGCCATTTCCGCTTGAGTAGGATCGATTCGGCAGTTTTGCAGCGAATCCTCTAGATCGAACTCAACCCTGACTTCACTCCCGAACGTCCGCTCAATCAGCGGCTCAACCAAGCCAACCAGAGTGTTTAGATTCAGTACTCGACCTTGTAGCTTTTGCTTCCTGGAAAAAGCCAAAAGCTGCTTGGTCAGCGTACTCGCCTTCTCGACCGCGGATTTTGCATGGAACACGCTTTTTTTGATCCGATCTAGATTTGCCTCAGGTTTTTCGACGGCACTGCCAATGAGATCGACATAGCCACCTATCACCTGTAGGAGGTTGTTGAAGTCATGCGCAATTCCGCCAGTGAGCTGACCAAGCGCTTCCATTTTCTGGGCCTGCCTCAGTCCCTCCTCAGCATCTCGCCGTCGGCTTACGTCCAGCTGCGAGGCAAAAAAGTAAATCAAATCGCCCTTTTCATTGTGTATAGGAGATATGAAGAGCGCGTTCCAAAAACTGCTCCCATCCTTTCTGTAATTAAGAATCTCAGTGGAAAACTCTTGCCGCGCTTTTATTGCATTTCTGATCGAGGTTACGACGTTCCTATCGGTATCCACCCCTTGAAGAAAACGACAATTTTTGCCAAAAATTTCGTCGTGCTCATAACCAGTCATCTCCAAGAAAGCTTGATTAGCGAAGATTATGGGGTTGTCTGGCGAATTGGGGTCGGTAACGATCATCGGCATGCGAGTCGTTTCCACAGCAGCGAAAAAAATATCTTTAGGATGGTTAGAGATATCGGCGGAGACGTTGTCGTCTACCCGAAGGTCTTTATGCGGCATACCCGCCTCCACGAGAATTCGAATTCGTATGATTCAAAAATTCTACTCAAATTCCCTTTTTTTTTCGCTATATCGTCCAGTTAATGCGGGCTCGGTATCAGCCCAGCTGATGGTGAAATCAGAAAATAATGATGAGATGATTTCAGATATTGATCCGTTCCTTCGCATGGGTCGGCAAGATCCCAGATTTGAGCACCAGCATTCGCACGATTGAGCTAACTGCTGAAATTCGCGATCAGACGTAGCAGCAAAAAACCCGGCGCTTGGCCGGGTCTATGGTTTCCTGTGCGTTTCGCGTTACTTGTGCACTATGGGAAAAGTACGCGCAAAGCCCCGTCATGTCAACATGATTATGCCGCCTCTTGATCTTTTTCCGCGTGTATAACCTGCCAAATTGGCTGTTGAGCCTGAATATCCACTTCTTTTATCACTTCTTTCAGGGATTCCCACAGGTCTAGCCAATCACGCGTCCAGTTCTTCGGGTCGATGTTCACGCCGAAGAAGGCGTTCATCTCAGCGGCTACCCGCGCTGGCCCCCACTCCGCAGCCCCGTGCACCTCCCCCTTGTACGATTGAAGGGCCAGGGTGACCAGGTATTGCGCCTTCACGCGCTTGGCCGAAGTCAGGTCTGGCAGCGCGGCCTTGGCGGTGATCAGCAGCACCGCATTCAGCAGGTGCCGCATGTTCATCGCCGGGTGGTACAGGTAGTGCCCGAACTGCTGCACCTGGAACGGAAGTGTGTCGATGGCGCGTAGCACTTTCCCGATCGTAGCCAGGTGAGCGGCTCGGGCGGTTGACCGACCAGCAGGTGTGCGCCGGGTTTCGCTGATGCTTATCTTCTGCCGCACAACCTGGATGCGCTCCTCCTTGTCTTCCCCCAGCGCAGCGAACACAGCCTCGGCGCGGCGCATGCGCTGCCCCTTCTTGATCGGTGCCGACTGTGCCTTGTCGATGGCCACGGCGCTGATCGACGCGTTCGATTCGTGCTGCGCTTCGGTCCACACCTGCCTTGCGTTGATCAGTTTCATGCGGCTTCCCCTTTTTTCAGTTCTCTGGTCTTTGCCCGGTACTTGGCCTTGATGGCCCGCAACTGCTCGATGGTGTAGCGCTGGGGCTCATGAGGCCCTTCCAGCCAATCCACTTTGTCGGCTCCGATCCGTTTCACCAGCTCCAGCCGGTAATTCACGATGTCGCCCGACTTGTGGTTGTTGCACGGCGCACACTGGCGCCACACGTTCAGCGGCTCGAAGCGAAGCTCTGGGTTTCCACCGACGGTGCGATAATGCCCGGCGTGCCACTGGCCGTTGTGGTGCCGGCCACAGCTCACGCATGGAAGGCCGATGTCCCGCTCACGGACCCAGGCGTTGAATGCGGCCTGGGCCTCTTTCATGTGCTGGGCACGCGTCTTGATCTTCACCTTCGCTGCGCGCAGCTCCTTGCGGCCAATCTCGGCCAGAGCCTTGCGCGCCTTCGTCTCATGCCTTGGCGCGTCGACGATTGCGCACGCCTGGCTGCATACCGCCTGCCCCATGCGCGAAGGCACGAATGAGGCCCCGCACGTAGCAACGCGGCATTTCTTCGGCTTGGCCGGCTTACGTTCGATGCTCATACAGCCTCCTTGGCTTTCTGCTGCTCATGGGTGAAGTCGCCGCGCAGGGGCATCAGGTTCTTTTCGTGCTTTACCGCATGCATGCTTCTGAATTTGCACAGCCATCCACCAACACCGGCCGCCGGCCGGAATTCGTAAACCTTGCCCGTGGTGGGTGAGACGATCAGGTCACCAGGCATCACAAATCGCACCAGCTCCGCGGTCTCGCCCAGGTAGCCACCTGAAATAACCAATGCCAGATCGCCCGGCTTGAAGTTATGGCTCATGCGGCCTCCTGGCTCAGCAGATCAGAGAAGTACACGCCCTGCGGAGCAAAGCGCGCGACGATGCGGTCGGTGTAGGCGATGCCCTGGGCCCGATTGAACAGGCTGGTCACCGGGAAGCCGTCCGGACCGAAGAGCTTGCACTCCCCCATCATGGCCAGCTTCGTTTCGTACGGGAGGTGACGCATCACCCGGTACCACTCGGCCTGAAACCCCGCGTCCTCGTTCAGCAGGATCTGCACGCCAATGTGCAACTTGCAGTACTGGCGGGCGTCGGCGGCGTCACCGATCTGGGTCATCTCGGCGATGCGCTTGTACATCGCGAACCACAGGCGGTTCTGGTCCAGGGTGCGGTCCTTGCCCGGGCGCATGCTCACCACCACAAAGTGCTTGTCCTCGAACATCTTGGACATGCGGGTGATGGCCTCGGTGAGCATGGAGCGGCAGTTGACTGAGATTTTGTCTGTCATGTCTCGTCCTCCAGGCTTTGGACGTAGAACACCACCGCTCCACCAATCACGATGCCGATCAGGAACACGCCGAAAGTGATCATGACTGCTCTCCTTTTCCCATGGCGGTGTCCACGGCGACGTCAAGCTCAATACCAATCAAGGGGTACTCATGAGGCCCTACCCACTCACTGACGCAGATATTCGGGCCGGTGTTGGACTTTGTGTTCAACCAGCGATATCGATCCGCGTCCTTGCGTAGCTCCTCGTTCTCGGCGATCAGGGCCAGGACTGCGGCAGGGTTGGCGGCGGCGATGAAGTTCAACGCTGAGTAATACGCCTCGTCCTCCACGTCATGACCAGCATCGGCATCCATCAGGTGCCGGGTGTAGCCGTCATCCTTGAAGTACAGCGAGTCATTTTCGGCGACCCATGGGCCACCTGGTGAAGCCTCTGCCGCGCGCTTCAGTTCGGTGTAGTCGGTCATGTCAGATGCCCTCCTTGCCGCGCTGTGATTCCCATTCGAACGGGATCACGATCACGCCGCCCTCCCGAAGCCGATCAATGCACCTGTCGCCAATGGCATCCGGCAGTGCCTTGGCTTCCAGGTTGGAAACGATAACCGTGGGGCGCATCTGCTCGTAGCGGCCGTTGATGATTGCGAACAGGGTGGTCAGTTCGAAGTCGCTGGGCTTCTCCTTGCTGACGCCTATCTCGTCCAGGATGAGCAGCGAGGGGCTGATCAGGCTCGACAGGATCTGGCTTTCGCTCTGGTCGCTAGTGCGGTCGTAGGTCGCCCGGATCGCCTGCAGCACGGAACCTATGGTGCGGTACACCGCCGTTGCGCTGGACCTGGCCATGATCTCGTTGGCGATCGCTACGGACAGGTGCGTCTTGCCAGTACCTGGTTTGCCCAGCAGCAGCATGCAGCGGCCAGCCTCGGCGATCTGGTTAAACTCGGCTGCGTACCGGCGGCAGGTGTTCAATGCCTTCCGCTGTTCGGCGGTGGTGGCGATGTAGCCGTCCAGGGTCTTGCTGGCGAATCGCTTGGGGATCAGTGCAGCGCCAAGCTTGCGCTCCATCGCCATACGGATCTCCATCGCCTTGTTGGCCTGCTCGGCGGCCTCGGTCTTCTCACGGGTGATTCGGGAGCACTCAGGGCAGGCGCTCTTCAGCTCCTTGCCCAGCACCGGGAAGATCTTCTGCTCGAAGTCGCCGTGGGTCTCGCACGTTGCCGGCTGGGTTCGAGTACCTGGTGGGAACTCCGGCGACGGCACTTCAACTGGCTCAGATCGCATAGGAACCATCCTCACGCTGAATCAGGCCTGCGGTGTAGTCGCGGTCAGCGAAACCCGTGTGACGTGATTGCGGGGCGAGTACCGGTGCAGACTCAGCAAGGCGCTTAATCACCCAAGATGCCTTGAAACCCTGCCAGCCAGAATTCAGTGCTTCGGTGATTGCGTCATCCGCGGTGATCCCGGCCTCGGCGCACTTGACCAGTTCAGCGTTTACGGTTGACCAGACGGTGGCGGTAACGGCGGCACGCTTCGCCTTGCGTTGGGTCAACCAGTCGGCGAGAAGCTGCTCAGGGATGTTGTGCGGGTTATCGGCCAGTAATTGGGCCATTCCGAACGGAGATTTGCGATCAAGCTTCGGCGATTCGGTTTTTGGTTGGGGCGGATTAATCTCTTTCGAAGAAAGAGTTAATAGGGGTTCTTTCTTTGTATAAAGAAGGGAGTCGTCGGTTTTGGTCTGTTTCGCACCAGAGCCGATTCGGACCACTTGAGCCGAGTCAGACGATATGGTCTGTTTCGGCTCTACTACGAAGATCCACTCTTTTGGGTCGCAAACTCCGATGTCACCGCGCGCACCGCCTTCCCGGTACAGCACGCGACGGCGCAGCAGGCCGGAGATAGCCTTCGATACCGTGTCAGGGTGGATGTGGGTTGCTTTGGCGATATCGACCGCTGGGATTCGATGAGCGCCCGTGCTGAAGTTCAGGGTAGCCTTTGCCACGTATAGAACGATCTTCATTTCGCGCGCCGACAAATCGATGGCCATCAAGCCATCCATCATCTGGTTGTCCATTCGGGTGAACCCCCGAGGGTTGTGTATCGGAACAATGTTTGGCATGATTTCTCTCGCTTACAGCTGTAGAAGAAGCCGACCTCGACCGTCGGCTTTTTTGTGCCTGTGATTCAGGCTATGGATTTCAGTGCAGGCTTGCCGTTGAGCAGCGCCTCTGCCTTGCGACGCAGCTCCCCCGCCTTCGCCTCAACCTGACGGCATTGCTTGGCGAACGCCGGCAAATGCGGCATGTCCTGCTCGCACATAACCTGGTCGTCAAAGACTTCGCTGCCGGTGTCGATGACATCACCCAGCGCGCGGATCAGCGCACCGAAGCTTTTGTTCGCACATTGGTCGCTGGTCATCTGGCGGGCGCCGGTCAAACCGTGGCGGCTCGCCAGTTCGTTTACGCAGTGGTCACGGAATTCAGGCTCAAGGGCGTTGACCCAAGACTCTTCCAGCCATGAAGGCATTTCCTGATCGCCAGATAGCCAGCGCTGAACACGCTTAAGCCAGCGTCCGGTCGCCTTCACGAACTCATTCACGTCGCCGGTCAGGTCGGGCGAATTGAAATCAGGGACGACCTTCTCCTTGGCGCGATCAGGTATCGACAGGTGCAGCTCTCGGCTCAGCGCCTGGGCGAAATCGTCCTGGCTCAAGCTGGTGCGAGCGATCTGGTTTTGAGCATGGGCGACCAGCACCTGATCACGGGTTTGTACGGTGTGTCTGGAACTGGACGTTTGCATGGGGACTGCTCTCTTCTAATCTGGCTTCAATGGAACGGCGGACAGGGATGTCACTTAG